TATTTGGTGGAGAGAAGAATAAATCAGCAATTCCAACAGATGGCGATTTATTAGCATAAGTAGTTGTATAACCAACATCAGAACCATTTGAACTAAAATTGAGTATTAATGTGTATATTTTATCTGTTTCAATGCTTATACAAATTTCGCTATAATTGGTTAAAGCGCTAAATTGTCCAGTATATGATTCATCAGCATTGAGTGCCGTATTTGAAGAATTTAAATTATCAATACTTCCCATCTTATATAATATATATATATATATATAATAAAAATTTTTAATATAAAAAATAATTTATATTTTTTTTTTTCATAATATAATATATATTATAAATGACATATCAAGAAGAGTTAATAAAAGAATTAACAGATAAGGGATTAAGCGAATCAACTGTTAAATTATATGTAAAAATTCTCAAAAATTTAAATGATAAAAAAGAAATTAAAAATTTAAATTTTCTTAAAAAACCAAAAGTTATTTTAGACAAAATAAAAGATTATAAAGACACTACACAACGAAATATAATTATAGGTATTGTAAGTGCTTTAAAAACTCTTAAAAGTGATTTATACAAACAATATTATGAAATCATGATTGATATGACTAAAAAGATAAATGACAAGCCAAAAAATGAAAAGTCTGAACAGCAAAAAGAAAATTGGATTGAATGGGATGAAGTAGAATCAAAATATAAAGATATGAAAGACAATTTAAAAATATCAAAAAAGATAACCGAAGAAGAATTTAATAAACTTTTAGATTATATGATTTTGTCTCTATATGTACTTATTCCTCCTCGTCGTAATCGTGATTATATAAATATGGTTATAACTAATAAAAGCGATGGAGCAAAAGATAAAAATTATTTAGATCTAAAAAAAGAACAATTTATATTTAATGATTTTAAAACCGTTAAAAAAGATGGACAATTAATTTTAAATATTCCAAAAGATTTAATGGAAATCATAAAAATTTATATTAATAATCATCCAGATAAAAAGTTATTAAAGAAAGAAGATATACACTTTTTAGTATATTATGACGGTAAGCCTTTTAAAACTGATAATTCAATTACTAGAATTTTAAATAAAATATTTAATAAAAAAATAGGTTCAAGCATGTTAAGACATATATATTTAAGTGGCAAATATGGGAATATATTAAAAGAACAAGAAAATGATTCAAAAGCAATGAGCCATAATTTACAGACGCAAAAAGATTATATAAAAAAATAATTAAATATCTAAATCTTTAATAGCAAAAATATTATGTTCTGTAACTACACATTGTGGATAATTTTTCATAATGCATACCCATCTTGTTTTTATATTTTTTTTAATATATTTTATTTCTTTTTTGTCCATTCCAATATATGATTCTAAAGCATAATTTACGCTTCTAGTTGCAGAGTAGGGAAAATAGACGAACGAATGGCATTCTGAAAGCATTGTTCTTGTATATGGTGCATTAGGATAATGAATAACTAGAATTATAGAAATATTATAATGTCTTCCAGTTGTTAGAATAGAATTTATTAATTTAAATAAATATTTTTTTACTTCATCATCATCTATATGTTCCACATCATCAAACACGGCGAGTGAATCTTTTAGCTCACTTGTTTCAATTGGATTATCTATCATATCTTGGTCTATTTTAACTCTCTTTACTAATTTTTTATCTATTGATTTATCTTCTGTTAATTTACTAAAAAAATATATTGGATTTTTCTTATAACATTTCTTATATTCTTTCATATAATTATTAGTCCAATAACTTTTTCCAGATCCAGAAGCTCCAGTAATCATTATGCAGTCTCTTTCTCTTGTAGTATCTGGAACAACTGAAAACACACCATCATTAACCTCAACTTTTTCAAAAGCATTATTTAGCTTCCCCCTAACCTTTGTTTCTTTGTCATCTAAATATATAATTTTATTGTCATCATCTCCACCTACTATTCGTGCGATAGGCTTTCCTCTGTTATTTGTGTTAAACATTCTATCTATATATATAATGAGAATATAAATAATTTATTAAATTAATTTTCCAAACACTTCAAAAGGAGCTGCTATGCCGCGAGCCATATTATTTATAAATGACACAAATGACCCTCCATTTAATTCATTTAATTTTTTTAATCTTTTTGAGTTCCATTTTGGAAGCACCCCAACTTTTAGGTCATATACTTCATAAAATTTCTTAGCTTCTCTATTTATTAAATTAAAATAATCTTTTGATAAATCTTCTAATTTATCAGGATTTACATTATCTAGACCAATATTTTTAATAAATAATTTTACTCTTTTATCACTCCCATATTTATTTTTATAAATAATAGCCGCATCAATTTCATTTGCTAATTCATATAATTTTCCAACATAAGAATTAAAAAGTGATGATATCAAAACCATTAAATTTTTATCTGGCGGATCTTCATATTTTGCAGCCAATAATAATCTTTTTAACGATTTATAATATTTACCCTCTTTTTCATAATCTTTTTGGTCGTCTAGTAATGCTTTTATATATGTGCTCATATCTAATGCTTCATTAGCAAAGAAATATATGCATGAAACTTCTTTAAATAATCCACCATCTAAATATATTAATAAATCAATTTTACATAAAAAAACAGTATTCGAAGAACCAAATGTAGCATCAAACAAAAATTCATCTAAATCTTCCATTTTAAAAATCTTTTTTTTTTGAGCATCCTTTCCTTTTTTATCATTCTTTTGAATTTTAAATTCAATAAAAAATAAATCATCTCTACTTTGAATTTTATTAAATATTTTTCTAAATTCTTTATATGCTATTTGAGCATTAACTTTGCCGCTAATTTTAGTTAAAAAATCAAAATCAGCAGGATAATATTGTGACGCCATACCCCCAGTTCCAACTAAATCAACAGGATTATTTTTAAATTGTAAAACTTTATACAAAAAATTTGTATCTCTTCCAAGATATTTTTTTTCAAGGATATCCATTATTTATAATATATATATATATTATAAAAAAATTATTAAATTTATTAATTAAATATTTTAAATTGCCCAAAGTCCTAAATCATCAAAATCCCAACCTTCCGCTTCTTGTGCCGCCGCTGCCGCTGCTGCTGGTTGTGCTCGTGCATCATAATCGGCGTCTGCTTGTGCTTGTTCTTCTTCTTGTTCTTCTTCTTGTTCTTGTTCTTGTTCTTGTTCTGGCTCTTCTTCTTCTTCTACTTGTTGCCCTCTTAATCTTCTTTGATATCTTTCAACAACTTCATCAAAAAGCCCATTTGCTTGATTTGCGGTTAGTGTTCCTTTTTTAACTTTATTTTCTAATTCTTTTCGTGCTCTATTAACACTTTCTTTATCATAATATTCTTTTTGTAATTTAAAATCTCTTCCTTTTTTTTCATCTCTCTTCTCTTCTCTTGTTTGTATTTTTTCTAATACTTGAATATTATTAAATGTTCCGTCGCTAATTTGAGTATACATTTCATTAATTGTTCCGAGATATTCGTTTAAGAATTCTAATTCTTCTTTATCTGCATTAAGTATAAACTTTTCAGGACTAAAATATTCTTCTAATACTTTTAAAGAAGGTAATACGCGTTGAACAATACTTAATACCTCACTTCTGCTACCTCTACTTAATCTATTATAATTAATTCCTCTTAAATATGTCACGATATTATCATATTTCAAAGTCATATCGGCTAAATTGTCAGTAAATCCGAATACATCAAAATTTTCTCCTGCTTCTTCTCTCTCGCGCTGAAAAAATTGTTTTTCAAATTCTACAACTATTGTATTAATTTCTTTTTGTAATAAATTTGTTAATCTTTCAACTATTGATAATTGTTGTTTACTAATATCTAAATTAGATTGCAAAGCGTCTTTATTATCTTTTATATTTTTCTTTAATCTTGAAATAACCTCTCTATTTGCTTTTTGGTCTTCATCCAAACTTTCATTTATTAAAGTCTTGTATAATTCCATTGTATATATATATATAATAAGTATATAAATTATATATAAAAATTTTTAAATTATTAATTTATTTTTTATAACTTGCTTTCGCTTTTTGCATTGCCTCTTTATAAGACACATTATGCTTCTTGGCGTATGCTTTAACATGATTAATCCATTTAGACTTAGCCCCACCAGTAGCCATTCCACCGGTTGATAATCCGCCTCGTTTCTTTTTGCCTCCAGTTGAAACTCCGCCTTCTTTTCCTAGTCCAACGGCTCCAAGTAAAGAACTAAGCATTCCGGATCCTTCTAAATCTAAATCTCGCATTTTGCCCCCTCTATGTCTTCGCCCCCCTGTTTCCATTCCACCAGTTGCCATTTCACCTTCTTTTCCTAATCCAACGGCTCCAAGTAAAGAACTAAGCATTCCAGAACCATCTATATTTTTTTTACAAGGGCGCCCTCGTCTACATCCCCCTGTTTCCATTCCACCAGTTGCCATTTTTTCACCTTCTTTTCCTAATCCAACGGCTCCAAGCAGAGAACTAAGCACTCCAGAACCACTTTTTTTACATGGGCGTCCGACTCTTCGCCCCCCTGTTTCCATTCCACCAGATTTTTTTTTACACGGGCGTCCGACTCTTCGCCCCCCTGTTTCCATTCCTCCAGTTGAAACCCCGCCTTTTTTACTACCTATTCCAAATACAAGAGGTGCAACTTTTGTAGCTATTCCAATGGCATCATCAAACCAATCACCACCCGCCATATTCTTTTTAGATGGGCGCCCTCGTTTCTTTCCACCAGTAGCCATTCCACCAGTAGCCATTCCACCAACAGGACGTCCAAGATATGAACCCCCCCTGCCAACACCTTCAAGAGTATTTTTAGTTATATTCATATCTTTTACAAGATTCCCCTGTGATTCAGCATCTCTAATATATTTATTATTGATAGCCTGTACTTCATCTCTAATTTTTCTATTATATGTGTTGTTGTCCATATTATATATTATATATATATAAATAAAAATAATTATATTAAAATTATTTTTATATTAATTATTATTTAATTTATTAATTAAAATAATTTAGAATGTAAACCCTTTTTACCAAATCCAAGAGCCCCAAGCACATTTGCTCCTTTTTGTATATTCTCATCACCTATCACATTTGATAATGCTTTTCTGGAAATTGGGAGAACACTTGACGCAATAGATTTAAGACAAGAATGAAGCCCAGAACCTACATAACGGGCAAGATGTATTTTATTCATTGCGGGGGATGCAGCGGCGTCTAAAACTGCTTGTTTAGAAAGAACACCAGATGTATATGCACTAGATGAACCATTTGATGTAGAAAGGATACCAGAATACATCATCATGGTGTTTAATTGCGGGTTCATAGTAATTGCAGTATTATTTGTAAAATTTACAATAATCTGGAATTGAGCCGTCGCGAGAGACCCCGGAGCATAATAATCTTGTGCGATATTTATTACGTCTCCAAAATTAAGCATTAAAACCGAACCGCAAGTGCTAATTCCGGTAGCCGAGTCACCTTGTCTGCCACTATATTCATCAAATGTTTGTTTGGATCCTGATTCTACAGAGGCTCTGAAAAGTTGGGTAATATCAAAATTGGAAAGAATACCAGATTGATTGTTGAGGGTGATTTGAACTGATGTAATAGTAGCATAACTATCAGAATGCACATTTGTTAGATATTGTTGACTATCGGCGACCCATACAAACACTTTATCAGGATAAGAATTAAGCATGATAGAGTTAGAGGTTAATTGACCAGTGCCACCTTCATTAATAGCAACACTTGATGCAGGGAGTTGATAATTAGTATAAGTAGCGAGGGGTGTAATAATTGTAGATGGGATTAAGTCAGATGGTTTGGGTGTTAAATATTTGCATTCAATATATGAATCAGCATAAGAAACACTTTGAACTGATTTTGTACTTCCTGTGGTAGCCGAAAGAACATAACGTAATGCTCTGGATGCTAGGGCGTCCATTTGGCAAGTAATATTAATTTGTGTAATTCCAGAAAGTCCAGCACCTTCATTTTCTCCAAAAAGAAAGGGACTAACAAAAAGGGGTTCACGAACAGTAAAGGTAATTGCAACAGTTCTGACTGCGGGTTCGGCGGCTTCATTAAAACTATTACCTGTAATACTATCAATTACAAATGAATTACGAGATGTTATAGCATTATTACAATTTGCCTGTTGATATGGATTGAATGGTGAATTAAATGTTGGTAAGTATGGGAATTGTACGGCATTAGCAGCAAGAGCATCGGCACTTGAAACTACTTGTGGTAATGCTTGAACATAAGAAGCATATTTATCGAGTTGTGTTGGTGTAGTACCGTTCCATTGTTCGAATTTTGTTTTATCAACTGCGCGAAGAAGTGGATCTAAAACTTGATTGACAGGAAGGGATAGAGTGGTGTTGTTAATTTGAACTGCCATATTTGTACAAAGTTGATTAAGTGGAAACGGAGCAAGACAATCGGCGCCACGAATAGTATTTTCATCAGCTAATAGATTAAGTGCCTGAAAGTTTACGAGTCGTTCATATTGTGCAACATTACCCGTCACAGTAATAGTTATAGTAGAACCCCAAACAACATTTCTAGACACTACGGTGGTTGTCGATGGAACCTGTACTGCGTATACGTGTTGTGAACTTGATTGCGAATTTGCGGGATATCTTTGAGTTGAAATGTTTTGACCGCTACGAAATACGGCAAAATTAATTTTGTCATCAAGGTCGAGAAGTACATCGCGAACTGGAACTGGATTAATTTGATTTGACATTATTATATATATTATGATAGAATAAAAAAAAAATAAAAATTATAAATTTATAAATTTATAGAATAACTTTTTTTATGAATTAAAAACATTTTTTATATTATTAAACTTTTTCTTCCTTAACATAATCAATAAAGAAGCATTCGCCCCAGCATCTAAAGTCATTGGATGAAGGACACCATATTTATCACGCCATGAAACAGAAATAGTTAATTGATTTAAATTATTAGATCCAATTAAATCTATCAATCTATATTCACTTGTAGGAGTATAATAAATATATTGATTTGTAGCCTCAACGCCGGAAGTAAACGGAATACTGAAATCAGTTAATACTTTTGTTATTCCTTGTTGAGCATAAATATTTGATGATGTAGATGGATTTATAAGATTTAGATTTGTAGGGGCACCAGACATTTGAGGCTCTACGGGAATAGTTCCTGAACTAAAAACAATTGCTTCAGCAGGAGACCAATTAACAACAGATGATGCCTGTTGAGTATATGGCGAATAATCTCCAACAGATAAAGCAGTGGTGGGCAAGATGTCATTATTTAATAAATATCTTGTTTCAATATTTGAAGGATACCATTGGTCATTCCCTGAATTTATAGGGAAATATTCAAATCTAAAAGTATTTAATAAATTATATAATGGTTGATTAACCGCAATATACCAGCTAGCATCAGCACTAACTCCTGCAAGAACAGGGGTACTATTTGGACGATTATATACTATTTTTTGACTTTGAGCATCCCATTCAAAATATGGCGGTTTAGTCCATGTAGCACCAATTGTGGCGATATTAGTAGTTATTGTATTATTTAACATTCTAAGAAATGTATCAACGGATTTAATATAATAATATGGATTGTTTAAAACTTGTTCTCTAGATGTAGGAGCAAAAATACTATTAACAATATTTTGATTAAAAATTTCGGGCTCATAATCAACAACAAAACCAACATTATTAACATCTGGATTAATAAAAGTTTTGGAACCACTTAAAGTACCAACTGAATATAATAATATTAATTTATATTGTGTATGAAAAGTAGGAGCATGAAGAGCAGGATATAAAAGCATATCAGGAACTAAGACGGGTAAATTACTCTGAATATTCCATCTAACAACAGATAAGAAATAATCGCCAACATCATTAACTATATTCGCCGCCTTGACCTGTTGAAATATAATCGGTAGAGGTTCAGTATTGACAGTTGAATATTCATTAACCATTTCAATATTTAAATATTCGTGTGTTGAAGCATCTTCTGTATTAGCGTGTGAAGATGTGAACTTTAGATTCTGTAAAGAAATCATTATATATATATTTATATAACATAAAAAATAATTTATAAAATACTAATTAATTTAATAAATTTAATAATTTTTAATAATTTATATTATTTTTATAAAAAATATAAAGTATATTATAATAAAATGGTAGTATAAAATAGATTATTGATAAGAAATAATATATTATATATTAAAATTTGTAAAAATTAATTAATTTTTACAAAAATAAATCAATGTTATACTCTCTTTTTATAAAAATCTAGTTTATATTATGGTTTTAAAATAATCTAGACTTGATTATTAATAAAATTAATATGATTTTTTGTTTTTTTATGATATGTAATATGTCTAGTCTGATATTTGCCCCCACATTCACAATTATGATTCTCTTTTAACTTATCTAAATTATTTAATTTATAAATTCTTTGATATTCATTTAATTTATCTTTATTTAATATTTTATATTGTTTAGCATTCTCTTTTATCTTATCTGAATTATTTATTTTATATTCTTTCTGTTGTTCTTTTATTTCATTTAGATGAGAATTATAATATCTTGTATTTGTTTCTTTTCTTGTTGAGCCTTCTATCTTTTTATTAACTATATTATTTATATGTTGTCTTATTAGTTCGCCCTCTCTCTTATTTAATTCATTTCTATCTTTACAATTATAATTCTCAAGTAATTCAATATAGCAATCATCATATTTTATAATTTCAAATGATGATATATAATTATACTTATCTTTATTTAATAAATAATTTTTATATTGTGTCTTATGTTGTCCTAATCTAACATTTAAAAGATTACAAGTAGAACCAATATAAAATTTATCTGTTTGAAAACTTCTAATACTATAAATTTTACCATTTTCATATTTTTCCATATTTCTATATATTATATATTATATATTTTATTTTATTTTAATAAAACTTATATTATTTTTTTAAATAATATAAATAGATTATTCACTATTTATATCATCATTACTAGAAGACGACGACGATGATAAATCGGCAGATTTAGTCGTACATATTCTATTTCATCTTGTAGTTCTCGAATTTCCATTTTATAAATTATATTATCCTGAACATTATTTCTTATTTTTTTCATTAATTCATCTATTTGGTCTTGCTTTGTCTCTGGGTTTCTAAATGGTAGATTACATTTAGCACATTTAATATTTGTTTTAACATAACAATTACAATACTCGTTCATTATATATAATATAGAACTATATTTTTTTTATTTAAAATATACTTCTATATTATAATGAATAATGATAAAATTTTATTATTAATTAATAATTATTTTAAAAGAAATATATCAATGTCTCCAGATAATAAAAATTTATTTTATGATAATAGGTTTGATTATAAGTTAAAAAATAGAAAACATAATTATGATAATTATAAAATGGTTAAAATATATATCAATAAATATAATAGAAGAACAATTTATTTATATAATTTCAACAATGAATTATATTTTTTTAAATATAATAATAATTTATTTGATGATTTAGATTATCTAATGATATCAATTGATAAATTAAAAAAAATAGATATAGATAAGTATTCTAAAAAATATAAATTAAATAGAAAAGATTTTATAATTAATTTTGAAAATTAAATATTTACAACGTCAGAAACAATTTCATCAAATGTCATACCCGTAATACTTTTTATATGTTCTAACATTTTTAAATATTCTTCAAGATGCATAGAATCTCTTAAAATTGTATTTGCTCTTAAAATAGCATATCTTCCACAACTCGCAATATTTCTATTATCTGCCTGTAAATCTTTTGCATTATAAACAATATCATAATTATTTTTTACTTTCTCTAATAATTGAGTTAAATAATCAGATTGACCTAATTTTATATTTTTAGCTTTAGAGCGCCATTTTAAAGGTTCATCAATTGGATTACCATAACTATCATTATATTCAATGATTCCGTCATATTTAGCTAAAAGAACCCAATGACCAAAAGTTGGACTATTTAGATATAATAAGAAGACAACGTCTTTATTATTTGGCATTAAATCATGAATTGAATTATATTTTTGTAATTCTGGTATTGCTACTATTTTAGCATTTGGAAAATAAGAACGAATATTCGCATCTGAAAGAGCTTCTGTGGTTATTGTCTTAATATCATTTTTATTTAGTCCGGATCCTTTCATAATATTTAAATATTTATTTAATATTCTTAATTGTGATTGTGCTTTACTTTTTGTTAAATAATCTTTTGAATATTCTTTTCCTGTATCTTTATTTATAACTTTATATAAATTATTTTTTGATATAAGTTGAAATGGCATATATTATTATAATACAAAAATTATTTTTATTTTATT